TGGCGCTGGCGCGGGCCTTGACGATTTCGGCATCCTCATACCCGCCGACGTTGTGCAGGGTCTTGAGGGCGGCATGGAACCAGGGCTCGCCACGGCTTTGAGGCCAGCGCTCGACCACGTAGAGGTGGATGATGTCCTCGGCCGGCACGCGCACGAAGCGCGAGGGCTCGAAGCTGGTGAACTGATAGTCACCCGGGTGCTTCGGGCTGAACCAATAAGCGCACGGGCGGTGCCACTCATCGATCTCGACGCCCATGCGGATCGCGTTGCCGTTGGGCGCGCGCGCGGTCTGCCAGTTGTCGAGCAGCTGGTCCGCTTCCATAACTTCGAGCGCCAGCGGGATGGTGCCACCGCCGAAAGGCCTGCGGATCTTGCGGATGATGGCCTCGCCTGCGGTCACCAGTTGGACCATGCTCAGGCGCTCGATCTCGGCGAAGCTCAGCATGCCGGCCGTGTGGCAGGTCTTCTTTTCCGACCACAGGCCCCAGCCCTGCTCGATGGCGTCGTTGATCTTGCCCTGCAGCTTGCCGCCGGCGCTCAAGACCTGCGCCTGCATGCCGATGCCGTTGCCCACCACGTTGTTGGTGATGATGCGCACCGCGTGCTTGGCGTACTCGTTGTCACGCACCAGCTGGCGACTGCGGGCCCGCAGGATGCGCAGGCTGGTGAGGATCTCGCTGTCGGCGCTGGTGTTCATGGCCGACCAGTCGCCGGTCAAGCGGTTGACAGCGGCGCCGCCGTAGGCGCGCTCCTGCGCCGCCAGGCGATCGCGCTGGATGGCGGCGCCACGCGCCGCGCTGCGCTTGGCGTTCCATTCGGTCAGCACCAGGCTGCGCTTGACAGACAGGTCGGGCACAACCGCGCCTGTCGGCAACGCCACGCGCGCGGCAGTATCCAATATCCTGGTGGCGGTGTTGTTCATTGAGGCCTCTGGAATCGGGTGTAAAGGTTGCGCGGATTGCCCAGGCCGTTGGCCACGGACTGCGAGGACAGTTCGGACATGACCTTGGCTTTCCAGAAGCTGTGCAGCGTCATGAGGTCGCCGATGGTCTGGAACTCCATGGTGCGGCCGGCGATCTCATACCTCTTAACCTTGCCGCCGGTCGCATTGAAGGTGGCCATGGCTGCCTCGCAGGAATCCAGCGCAATCTGCGCTTTGCTGCGCGGGTCGAACGTGCCGGTCAGTTTTGTCAGATCCGGCGTGATGAGGCTCTGGCCCGAGCCGACGGTGATCCGCTCATCCCCGTTGACGATGATGGCGGTCCAGGCATAGGTGCCAGCACCCAGCGCAGCGCTGGCCGTCGGGGTCAGGGTTGTGCTCCAGTTCTTGCCGGCAGCGCTGGCCACGATGTCGAGTGCGACCGGGCCGCGTAGGTAATAGGTCATGACCCATGCCGACGCGTCAGCCGTGCGGCCATCTGGCAGTGTGACCGGATCGTCCAGCCATGTGGCACTGTCGCCCGACGGTAATGTTGCAAAGATGTTCATGGCTTACCAGTTCTTCGCGCTCCAACCCATGTTTCTGGGTTGTGGAACGGCTTGTTTCTTGGGTTGCTGCACAGGGCGTGCAGGCGTCTGCACTACGGTTTCGGGCTTGCCAGGCCCCGGGTTATCCGTTCCCACCTTCAGGTCGTCGCCGACCTCGGCCGCTCGGGGGGGTAGTTCGTTGCTTTGTGCCGCTGCCGGCACCACCGCCAGTGCGGTGGAATCTCCAAACAAGGCGGGCTGGGTGATGACCGACTCTTCGACCTCCCAGCGCTCAGCCCGCCACAGGTTCACTTTCATGCTGCGCGCGGCGTGCAGCGCGTAGACCTCACAGTCGAGCGCCTCATTGCGCCGGCCTGATTTGCACTGCCACACCAGGCGACCGCGCACGCTCTTGTGCGGCACCTTGACCTCGGCGGTGAGCTGGTCGTAATAGTCCGGGCGCACTGTGCGCATCCAGTGCATGCGGCCGGGCCCGCTGCCATCGAGCTTGATGCGTCCGCCCTGCGCATCGACGCCCAGGATCAGGTCCTTCGCGGTCTGTGTGCCCACCATGTAGGGCTTGATGCCGCTGGGGTGTGGCTTGTGCCGGCCGTTGGTGTCGACGCTGATTTTGGGCGCGCTGAAAATGTCCTTTCCGGTATCGATCGAGCGGCCCTTGACCGCCATGAACCCGCGCGCCAGCCGGCGGCGCACATAGCCGTACACGGCGTCCTGCGTCTGGCCGTCCGAGCTGTCAACGCTGACCGCGCGAATGCGCAACATGGCGCCGCTCGCATGGGGAAAGCCACCGGCGAGCAGCTGGTCGAGGTCCCACCAGGCGCCCGACTGTTCGCGGTTGAGGCTGCCGTCGTCGTTCCAATGGACCATCATGGTTCGGCCCGGGATCTCGCCCCACCACACCAACCAGCTTTCCTCTCCCCTGCCCCAGGCGCGGATCACGATGGCCAGGCGATCGTGCTGCACATCAACGCCGGCCGTGAGCACGACACCGCCCCATGGCACGGTCAACTCGACGTAATCCTTGGCGCGCTGGCGAAGCTTCTCGACGTCCGGCACCGTGCTCTGGTAGGCATAGGCGAGGCCTTCGGTGTTGTTTCGGAAGCTGCGCAGCTTCGTGTCGTCGCCTTGCGCCATGGCGTGCTGCGCGGTCAAGTACTTCTCGACCAGGCGCGCCATCTTCGAGCCAGGAAACGGGCTGTACAGCTCGTTGATGTAGAACCCAGCGATTCCATGAAACGCGGCTGAGGCCTTCCAGACGCCCAGGCGCACGGCGCGCAATTTCTCGGTGTCGCTCCACAGGCTGCCACAGTGCGGGCAGCAGTAGCGGGCCGACTCCGGCATGGCGTTGCCAAACACTTCGTGCGACTGCGCCGGGTCATTTGTCCAGCGCACTTGCTCCCAGCTCAGCACCTGGCTCTCGCCACATGATGGGCAAGGCACCCAGAACTGGCGCTGGTCGCTCGACTTGTAGGCCGCGTCGATCCGGCTGAAACCCTCGACCGTCGGCGTGCCACCGAAGATCACCTTGCGCCGCGTGTAGGACTTGGTCCGCTCTTCGAGCAGGGTGATGGTGTCGCCCTGGTCCTTCACGTTGGTATTGCAGTCGTCCGGTTCCTCTACCGCCACAACGGGCGCCGGTGTCGACTTGACAGAACTCGGGCTGTTGGAGCCCACCAGTTTCAAAAACCCGCCGGGGAACGTCTTAAAGTCCCAGCGGTTGTTGCGGTCCCGCACCATGTGAATCGGTATCCGCGTCGCCAGGTGCGGCGTGACCTCGATCATCGGCGTCAACTTCTCATCGTTGAACTGCTTGGCCGCCTCGGTCTTGGCGAACATCACGATCATCGGCACCGGATCAATGTCAACGCGCCGACCGATGTAGTTCAACAGCACGCCATCAGTCCAGGCCACCTGCGCCGACTTGCGGCAAACGATCTTGAAAACCTTCGGGTCGTCCAGCGCCTCATGGATGCCCTGCACCCAGGGCGTGATGTCCGGGTTGTAGACGCCAGGCTTAGCCGAGGCCTTGCTTGACATCCGCCGACGCTGGCGTGCCCACTCCGTTGTCGTCAGCTTGACCTGCGGCTTCAACCCCTTCACCAGCCGGCGAATGAGTGCCCGAACGCTCGGGGTCGTATCGAGCAAGTTGGGCGAGGGTGTCACGGACATGTTCTTCCAGGAGATGCACGTCCAGGTCAATGCCATAGAGCGCGTCGATTTCAGTCTTGAGCTTGTCGCCCAGCGATGTCAGCTCCGTGCGGAAGGCGCCGATCATCTGGGCCAGTTCCGGTTCGAGCTGCTCGATGTTCACCAGCTGGCCCTTCTTCTCAGCCAGTGTGAACATCTTCAGTTCGCGATCTACTCGCTCGGTCAACGACCGCTCGCGCGTCAGGTCCATCTCGCCATCGTTCGAAACATGCCCGGCAGCCGCACCCCGCAGCTTGCGGATGTAGGCGACGGTGATGTCATCCAGGCTGGTGGTCTTCCAAGCGATTCCCAGCTCGGCCATGTGTTGACTGACCGCCTGCTGCGACAGGTCCAGGCGCTTGGCGATGTCTTTCTGTGTTGGCATGGCTGCATCCACCCTACGTTTACAACCCCCCTACAAGTTTGAAAACTAGGCGAATTCCGGGGTCATGGACTGCGCGTTT